AGTTCCTTACATTGCGAATGGTCAGCAACCTAATATAGTAAACAAACAAACTCCAAGTATTGCGAACGCACAACAACCGTATCCGTATATCGCGGCTAGTCAGACACCTTATATTGCTAATAGTCAGTCTCCGTTTACATATCAGAGAACTGGAAGGAACCCATTTACATATTCTAGACAAGGTAGGACTCCATTTACATATCAAGCAACAGGTAGGACTCCAGCGACATATCAGGCAAGACAGCCTGGAACATATCAGAGAACAGGTAGGACACCTACTACATATCAAGCAAGACAGCCTGGAACTTATAGAAGTCCTGTAAGTGGACAACAACCTTATATTGCACAAGCAAGACAACCAAACATTTATCAGGTTCCTTATGCGACACAATATACGTTCCAACAACCGTATCCATATCAGGTAACTTATACAACAACTAGAAGTATCGGCCCTCTTGCGAAAGTTAAAGGGGTATTTGTGAATGATGGTGGAACTTTAAGGAAATTGGATAAAGTTTATGTTAACGATGGGACACCTACTGTAAAACAAATTCACCAATCTGTTCCTTCGGCACAGTATCAAACATAATTTGGACTAAATAGTATTATGGCCATTATTGCAAACATTTTTATAGACCAAGGCGCAGATTTCTCAATAACTGTAGATGTATCTGATGTAAATGGTAATCAGTTAAATTTAGCGGGATATACTGCGGCTGCACAAATAAGAAAGACCTATGAGTCTTCAACACTTAGTGCAACTTTCACCACAGCTATATCAAGTCCAACAACAGATGGTCAGGTAACTTTGTCCTTAACAGATACAATAACTAAAGCATTATCGCCAGGCAGATATGTATATGACTTGGTAGTAACAGACAGTTCAAATATATCTACTAGGGTAGTAGAAGGACAAGCAATCGTAACACCAGGCGTAACGAGGTAACATTATGGCAATTAAAGGAACATTAAGTAGAGTCGCAACTATAGGCGGAAACGTTGTTGGTACTGGACAAGTTCGTGCAAAACAAGTTGCAATCGGAAACGCTTCTACATCTGTAAACATATCTGCAAAATCCATTCAGGAATTAGCAGACGTAAACGCATCTGAGACAGATGACGGAATACTTTCTTATAACGCAACAACTGACAAGTGGGAGACGACAACAGTACTTGACGGTGGTACATTTTAAGTGATATGAATGAAGTGGTTATTTACAATAATTCTTCTTATATCTGCAGCTGGTAGTTGCGAACCTCTCCAAGCAAAACCTTCCGAATGGTCTGAGAAAGAAAGAAAACTTTGGCATTCCTATCTTGCATTATCCACTATAGATACAATACAAACTTTCCAATTAGTAGAATGTCAGTCTGCAAGAACTTGTAATGCACACGAAAAGAATCCAATCATTGGCCCAAGACCAAGTAAGGGAGATGTCGTTGCACTTAAACTTGTAGGTAATGCAATAATCTATAAAATGTTAGATAACATGGATTCAGACCGAGAATTTGCATTAAAGTTAATGAATGGTATGCAAGGTGTAGTTGTTATTAATAACGGATTATACATCTATAAGCGATTCTAAACATTCTAATCGTATAAATACTCATACAAACATCAAGGATGCCGACCAGTGAGGCATTGACCCACATTGTGAGTGGACTGTTAAATTTATAATGTAATCAAGACCTGAATAGTGCAAGGTCAAAACAATAATTTAATTTTATAGGAAATATAAAAATGGCAACAGTAATTCAAATTAAACGAAGTACAGGTTCTAGTGCTCCAGCTACGAGTAATCTCGCAGAGGGTGAATTAGCATATGTACAGGATAGGGCGAATAGTGGTGCTGGGGCAAAACTTTATATTGAGTCAGTAGATTCTGATAACTCTACACAACTGATTCATGCAATCGGTGGTAAGTATTATACAGATATGCTTGCTGGTTCAACTGCAACTCCTGCCAACTTTAAAGTTGGTAATAGTGCAACTGCAGGTGCGAGTATTCAACTTTTAGAAGATTCAGATAACGGAACAAATTATGTTGCGTTAAAAGCTGCAGATACTTTAGGTTCAAGTGTAACTTGGACATTGCCTTCTGCCGATGGTTCAGCTAACCAAGTTTTAGCAACCAACGGTTCAGGAACCCTTTCATTCGCTTCAACAACATCTACTGTCGCAGGTGCAACAGATACTAATCTAACAACACCAGCTGACGGTTCAATGATGTTATACGATACAGGAACATCTAAATGGATAGATAACGTAATGTCAGGTGATGCGACCATGACAGACGGTGGTGTTATCACAATCGCAAACGATGCTGTTGAACAAGCTATGATTGCAGATGACGCTGTTGGTGCAGACCAACTTGCGGCTTCTTCAGTTGTATTCGGTTCATTAGCAGGTGCATTGGTACAAACATCAGGTGAGTCATTCTCAGACGATGACACATCTATCATGACTTCTGCAGCTATCTTGGATAAAATTCAAGCAACTGCAACATTAGAAGACTTAGATATTGCTGGTGATTCAGGAACAGGTGCAATCGACTTAGATAGTGAAACTTTAACAATCGCTGGTACAGCGAATGAGATTGAAACATCTATGTCAGGAAATACCCTAACAGTTGGTATGCCTAATAACGTAACAGTTGGTGGAAACTTAACAGTAAGTGGAAACATGGTAACTGATGATATTACAACGGCAACGTTGACTACTTCAGGAAACTTAACAGTTACAGGTAACTTATCTGTTAATGGAACTACAACAACAGTTAACTCAACAACAGTTAACATTGCAGACCCAGTCTTTGAAATAGGTTCAGATTCTTCTGATGATAACCTAGACAGAGGTATCAAATTTAAGTACAACGATAGTGGTGCTAAACTTGGTTTCTTTGGTATGGACGACTCAACTGGTAAGTTCGTTGCATTAAAAGCTGCAACTGATTCTTCATCAGTGTTCTCAGGAACAGCAATGCCTGCTGTATTTGGTGCAATGGAAATTTCATCTCTTGCGATGTCAGGTTCTATTTCAAACTATGCAGGTTCAGCTCCTACAGACGGACAGGTACTAATTGGTGATACATCAGGTGGAGTCTTTGACGCTGCTACTCTTACTGCTGGTGATGGTATAGACATCACTAACGGTGCAGGTGCAATTACGATTGCAACTGAAGTAGGTACTGCTTCAAATCTAGGTTCTGTAATTATTGCAGTTGGAGAAGGTATGGACGTTGCGTACTCAGGTGGTACTGCTACTCTCTCAGGAGAAGATGCAACTACTTCCAATAAAGGTATTGCAAGTTTCGCTTCTGCAAACTTTACAGTCTCAAGTGGTGCAGTTTCAATAACAGCTTTAGACGGCGGTACATTCTAAGGTATTCATTAATAGGAGTCAATAATGGCAACAGTTATTCAATTCAAAAGGAGTTCTACGCAGAACGCCCTGCCAACCACAAGTGATTTAGCACTTGGTGAGTTAGCGGTAAATACCTATCACGGTAGGTTTTACACTGAAAAAAATGACGGTTCAGCAGCCATTGTAGAAGTTGGGTCTAATCCCAAAACTTTTACTATCAATGATGCCATAACATTCCCAACAGCGGATGGTACTAATGGACAAATGCTTACTACTAACGGTTCAGGAACTGTTAGTTGGTCAGCAGCTGCTTCCAGTGCTATGGTTTGTTACATTTATACTGTTACGGGAAACCAAACAGTATTTACAGGTAATGACGACAATTCAAATTCATTGTCATATAGTGCAGGAATGGAGCAAGTCTATTTGAATGGTGTTAAATTAGTTACAAGTAGTGACTATGCTACAACTAATTCATCAACCATTACACTACAAGCAAATGCTGTAGCGGGAGATGTACTACAAATAGTAGCACAGACTTCAGTGTCAAACTTAGTTCAGGGGTATTTTACTACTACTGCTCTAACAACGACAAATGCTAATCAGGTGATAAGTTCTAACGCAGTTGCAAATAAGTCAATTAAATATGTCATATCTGCAACACACGCTAGTGCTGGAACTCACGCTTGTGAAGTCGTATTAATAAACGATGGTACGAATGCTCATTTTGTACAGTACGGTGATGCATACTCAGGTTCTTCATTGTTCTCTTTATCTTCGGATATAAACAGTGGAAACATGAGATTGCTAACAACACCTACGAATACAAATACAACATTTAAAACCTTCCAAATTAGGTTAACATAGGAGAATTAACAAATGGCTAAAACAAATGCTTTTAAAATCGCTGAGTTAATTCGAGGTATTACATATGACACAACTAATGATGTCTTAACGACTACCAAACATATTAACTCAAAATCAAAGAAGGTTGGTAACCAAACTAAAACATCAACGTCTCAATTTGCACTTGATACATTTGCAAAAGCAGATTACAGAGCTGCAAGATATATTCTTGCAATGAGTGAAGGTACTAACTTCCACTCAACGGAAGTAATGCTCGTTCACGATGGTTCAGTTGTTACATTGACAGCATACGGTACACTTAAAGACACTACACTTGCAACAATAGATGCAGACATTAGTGGTTCAAATGTTCGTTTATTGGTGACACCTGCGAGTAGTAACTCTACGGTTATCAAATTTGATAGAACATTGGTAGATGCTTAATCTTCAATAATCATAAATCTAAAGGGTCTCTTCGGAGACCCTTTTTTCTAATACAACCCTCAAAAGTATAAATAGTATTATGGCTACTCAATCTAAATTCTATGCAGACTTAGGTGTAAAATCATTAACTCATACAGAGATTGATGGTAATTTGACCATAGGTGGAAACCTAACGGTACAAGGTACACAAACTATAATCGATTCTACGACAAGTTCAGTTGTGGATTCTATGATGGAACTTGCGAGTGGAAACACTTCTGCAGACTTAATTGATATTGGTTTCTATGGAAATTACAATGACGGGATTGGTAGTGAAAGTGGTGTTTCTGAATATACGGGTTTATTCAGAGATGCAACGGATTCTACATGGAAATTATTTGACGGATTAGAAGAAGAACCAAGTACTACTGTTAATACAAGTGGAACAAATTACTCACTTGCAGATTTACAAGTTGGAGATATGAATGCAGCTACTCTACAGATTGGTGGAGTTTCAGCAAGTGTTTTCACTGAAGGAACATTAACAACAACATCAACTTCTCAAGCAACTTTAGATTCGTGGGCAATCGCAAGTTATAGAAGTGCAAAATACCAAATTCAAGCAAGTGATTCAACTTCAGGAGAGTATCACGTTATTGAGATACACACAATTCATAATGGAACAACGGGATACCATGTTCAATATGGAGAAATGCATACAGGTTCAAATCCTCTCGCAACATATACCGTTGATATTAACTCAGGAAGTCTTAGACTCAGAGTAACACCTGCAAGTACTAACTCAACCGTCTTTAAATTTAAAAAAGTACCAATAGTAGTCTAATTAGTTAAGTCAAGAAAGAGTGATTTAACTAAATAACAGTATAATTTAGAATAAACCCACATATAATAGGAATAATTCATGGCAACAACTAATAAATTCGTTATAGAATATGGACTGAAAGTAGGAACAGCAGATGTGATTGATAGTTCAGGTAAGTTAGCAGCTGCCGCTTTATCAACAAGAGACACGGACGACCTATCAGAAGGTTCATCAAATCTATACTTTACAACTGCAAGAGTAGACACTCATTTAGCAAATGCTTCAGCTGCAAAGACTATCAATAATGTGGCCATTGACGGAGGCACAATCTAATGGCAGGAGAAAAGAATTTTAACGTAAAGAACGGTTTATCCGTTGGTGGTGTTGAGGTAATCGACTCTAATGGTGACATTGTCGCCGCTGGAGTAGGAACTGCAGTTAACGAAGCAATCGCAGATAAAATCGGTGGAATAATCAGTGCAACAGGTGGTGCAACTGCAACCTATAATGACGGTGCAGACACTATCGTAATTGACGTACCAATTACTGATGAAGATAACATGGCGTCAAATAGTGCAACTGCAATCGCCTCTCAACAATCAATTAAAGCATATGTGGACAGTCAAGTCACTGCACAAGATTTAGATGTTGCAACAGACAGTGGAACGATTGATATTGATTTAGATAGTGAATCAATCACTATTGCTGGTGGTGCAGGTATTGATACATCTGCAACTGGAACTACAGTCACAATCGCAGGAGAACTTGCAACAGAAACAAACGCTGGTATCGCAACATTTGACGGTACAGACTTTACAGTAACAAGTGGTGACGTAACAGTTAATGCAGAAAGAATCCAAGATATTGTCGGTGCAATGGTATCGTCAAATACTGAGTCAGGGATTACAGTTGCATATGAGGACGGAGATGGGACAATCGATTTCACGGTTGGTACACTTAACCAAGACACAACTGGAACAGCTGCAATAGGAACAAGTGTTACAGTTTCTGCAAATAACTCAACAGACGAAACGGTTTATCCAACATTCGTAGATGGTGCAACAGGAACGCAAGGAATCGAAACGGACACTGGATTAACTTATAATCCTAGTTCAGGAATTTTAACAACAACTTCTGTAACAGGTAATTTAACAGGTAACGTTACAGGAAATGCAGACACAGCTACAACAGCCACAACTGCAACGAATGTAACAGCAAGTGCTAATAATAGTACAGACGAGACTGTTTATCCAACATTCGTAGATGGTGCTACAGGGGCACAAGGTATAGAAACAGATACAGGGTTAACTTATAATCCTAGTGATGGCAACCTTACGTCAACAACTTTTACAGGTAACTTAACAGGTAATGTAACAGGTAATGCAAGTGGTACTGCAGCTACAGTAACAGGAGCTGCACAAACAAATATCACAAGTCTAGGAACATTGACAGCACTTACTGTTGATAATGTTGTAATCGATGGCGCAGTAATTGGACATACAGGAGATACAGATTTAATAACATTGTCAAGCGGTGTTGTTACTGTTGCAGGTGAAGTAGATGCAACAAGTTTAGATGTATCAGGCGATGCAGACATTGACGGAACTCTTGAAGCAGATGCGATTACTGTTAATGGTTCAACTTTAGCAAGTGTAATTGCAGGAACTACAGTAGCAAATGCAACATTAGCTGCAACAACTACAGTTTCAGACAGCACAGCAAACACAAATTTCCCAGTAGTATTCCATGATGAATCAAATGCATTATTAGATGATACAGGTGCTTTAAGATATAATCCAAGTACAGGAGAACTATTAGTTCCTAACCTTACAGTTGCTGGTACAACTACTACAGCAAATACTGTTACAATGGAAGCTTCCAATGCAATTATTTTTGAAGGAGCTACAGCGGATTCAAACGAAACTACACTTAGTATAGTAGACCCAACAGCAGACCACACACAATATCTAATTAATCAGGGTGGTTATATTCCAGTACTAGCAGCAGCTACAACAACTGCTATTACCTCAACCCCTGAAGAAATAAATCTATTAGATACTGCAGCTGCAAATACAGTAGTAAACAGTAAAGCAGTTATTTACGGTTCAGGTGGAGAACTCGCAGGAACATTAAGTACTGCAGCTCAAGGAAATGTTACAAGTCTAGGAACATTAACAGCACTTACTGTAGATAATGTTGTAATTGACGGTGCAGTAATTGGTCACACAGGCGATACAGACTTAATAACCCTATCAAGTGGTGTTGTTACAGTTGCTGGTGAAGTAGATGCATCAAGTTTAGATATTAGTGGTAATGCTGATATAGATGGTACACTTGAAGCAGATGCATATACAGTTGACGGAACTGCACTTAATGAGTATATCCAAGACACGGTTGGAGCAATGGTTTCTTCAAATACCGAGACAGGTATTTCAGTATCATACGAAGACGGTGATGGAACGCTAGACTTTGTAGTGGGAACACTAAACCAAAACACTACAGGAAACGCAGCTACTGCTACAGCACTTGCAACTGCGAGAACTATTGGTGGAGTATCTTTTGACGGTACTGCAAATATTGACTTGCCTGGTGTTAACAGTGCTGGTAATCAGAACACTTCAGGAACAGCTGCAGGATTAAGTGGAACACCAAACATTTCGGTTGGTACAATAGCCTCAGGTGCGATTACAATTACTAACGCAACAAACAGTGGTGGAACAGCGAGAAACGTTTTCCAATCAACCTCAGCCCCAAGTGGTGGCGATGGTGCAGTTGGTGATTTGTGGATATTGTACTCCTAATAGTGGGGTATAAATATCGTTATAATTATAAGGTAAAACATGGCAACAGGTAAACAACACGTTAAAACCCCTTCAGGTTGGAATGCCACACAAGGTGCGTGGGTAAAGACTGCCTCAACTACTTGGAAAGCTGTTGACCAAGTCTATATTAAAACACCTAGTGGGTGGAATAACGCATCGGGTCAAAGTTCGGTTCAACAACCTTATCCATACATTGCGAATGCTCAAAGTCCAAGTATTGCAAATGCCCAACAACCTTATCCATACATTGCAAATGCCCAAACACCGAGTATTGCTAACGCACAACAAACGTATGCGTATCAAGCGAATGCTCAAACTCCAAGTATAGCGAACGCACAACAACCATACCCGTATCAAGCAAACGCACAAAGTCCAAGTATTGCGAACGCACAACAACCGTATCCATATATTGCGAATGCGAGACAGCCTGGAACATATCAAAGCAGGTCTCCATTTACATATAGAAACCCTGTATCTGCACAGCAACCATATATTGCGAATGCTAGACAGCCAGGAACATACAGACACCCTTTCACATATAGGGTTCCTTACATTGCAAATGCGAGACAGCCAGGAACTTATAGGGTTCCATTTACATATCGAGTACCTTACATTGCGAATGCTAGACAACCTTATACTTATAGGGTTCCATTTACATATAGGGTTCCTTATATTGCGAATGCAAGACAACCGTATATTGCGAATGCAAGACAACCGTATACTTATAACGCAAGGACTCCGTTTACTTATCAAGCAAGTGCAAGAAATCCGTTCACTTATCCATTTGGTGGCGGTGGTGGCGGTGGTTGTTTCATTGCTGGAACAAAGGTTTGGATGGCAAATAACACATATACTAACATTGAAGACGTTGTAGTAGGTGATTCAGTCATGACATTCTGTTTCGACCATATGAAACTAATGCCTCAAAACGTTAATAAACTCATGGTTCCTAGAGAAGGTATCAGGGTATTTAATGTTGAATTATCTAATGGTAAAACACTAGGTGTAACAGGTGGACACCCAATACACACTGAGAGTGGTTGGAAATTTGCAGATAAAGACGAGTGGGAAATAGAATCAGAAGAATTTGATTGGGGAGTATCATTTGTTGGTCTTCTAAGAGAAGGGGACAAAGTATTCTCAACAGATTCAGAAGAAGTAACAGTTAAATCTGTATCAGACAATGGAACTGCTACAGTCTATCATTTAACAGATGTTGAACATACTAACACATACTTTGTAGAAGGTGTATTAGTACATAATGGTGGGGGTAATAAAAGGTAATGCCACAAGGTAGCAGACAACAACCGTTTACATATCCTGCGAATGCGAGACAACCGTATATTGCAAATGCAAGGACTCCGTTTACTTATCAAGCAAGGACTCCGTTTACCTATAATGCTAGGTATCCTGCAAACGCAAGGTATCCTGCTAATGGTCAGAGTCCATTCACCTACAATGCAAGGTATCCTGCAAACGCAAGGTATCCTGCGAATAGTCAATCACCATTTACATATAATGCAAGGTATCCTGCGAATGCGAGACAACCTAGTAATTCACAATCACCATTTACATATCAAAACAGGTCTCCATTTACATATAGAAACCCTGTAAATGGACAACAACCATATATTGCTAATAGTCAGTCTCCGTTTACATACCAAAGAACGGGTCAAACACCATTTACATATCAACATAGAAGTCCTTCAACATATGCAAGACAGGGACAGACACCATTTACCTATCAACATAGAAGTCCGTCAACATATGAGACACAAGGACGAACTCCTTTCACATATCAACATAGGAGTCCGTCAACATACCAAAGAACGGGTCAAACACCATTTACATATCAACATAGAAGTCCGTCAACATACCAAAGAACGGGTCGAACACCAGTTATTAGGTGGGATAGCACACTATCTCAACAATGGCCTGCGACCCCAGTTACAAGTTAATTCTTGTAACTAAATATTGAAAAGGAATATATTATGGAAAAAATTACTACACTAGAGCAGGCTAAATCCACCATTACCAAAGAATCTATGGCCACCTTTCATCTTGGTGCATTAGATATTGGTGATACAGACAACGAACCATACAAAATTATGGAGTGGTTGTTTGAAGAAATACTTCCACCACTTAAAATTTTCAAGTGGGGTGATACACTTCAATTAAGAAAAGAAAAAAGATTCATGAGTTTTAATGGTTTGAGAGATAAAGCCATTTATTATCATAGGTATCTTCCTCATGGTTATTCTAGTTTAAACATGGTAGGAAATCACGCAGGATTTGGATTCCAAAAAGAAGATAAAGAAATTAACATTTTAGATAGTGTTTGGAACATTAGACCTTCCCATAAAGAAGACCCAAGAGTAAAAGAAGTAGTGGGGTCTTGTTATTACCATAGTGCAAAAGCACACTGGTTAACTCAAAGTATTCAAGAAGAAGGTCTTTGGGCACCAATTCAAGGATATACAAATAATCCTCATAGTGATATGATTCAATTAAGAATCCACCCAGGCTCTGTTCGTTCCTGTATTTTTGAGGAAATGGAACAAGACGATATGGAGTGTATGATATGGGATAAGACTGGACAACTCTCAGATTTTCCAAGTTCAACACTTGATGAAGTGTTAGAATATTGGGATAAGAAACTAACTAAAAAAGGTTCCCATAAAAATATTGCATTCTTATTAGACAATGGTGCAATAGAATTTCAAACAGATTTAGCAGAACTTGGATTTAGAGATACCGTATTTGCATTTAATAAAAAGGTTCATGAACTTTCTGCAGGGAAACCACTAACCATTTATATCGGTTATGATAGTACAATGAATGATTTAGAAAAAGTGTGTGAAAAATCTATTAGACATACAATCGAAGAATCACACTCAAGAGGAGAGTTTCAAGAGTATACTAAATTTTCCCCAACTATTAAATTGCTTGACATTTCAAAACTTCCTGATTATACTAGGGAGTACGCAAATCAAAGTACTGAATTTACATACAGTAGATTCTTAATTCCATATCTAGAAAATTATGAAGGATTTAGTCTATTTGTAGATAACGATTTCATATTTAATAAGTCATTACTACCTATGTTCTATTATTTAAATCCTGATGATGCAGTTGCGTGTATTAAGTATCCACAATATAAACATGACGAGTCTAAATTTAATGGAGAAGTAAACATAGACTATCCATGTAAGTTATGGTCTTCAATGATGTTCTTCAATAACAGTCATGAAGACTGTAAGAAGTTAACACCTGATGTGGTTAATACATGGACTGGAAAACAACTACACCAGTTTGAATGGACTGATGCAATATCTGAAATACCTCAAAAATATATATTTGTCGAGGGGTATGATAACCCTGAAGAGAAATGGGATTACACTGGGATTCATTACACTAGGGGTGGCCCTTGGATAGATAACATGAATACAGAGTCCATAAATAATCTTGAGGTATACCACAAGTACAAAAACCTCTATGACTCCACGCAATAATGTGGTATAATAGAGAGATTATAGGAAAATTATTATGAATGTAAAAAACGCTTTAGTATTCACGGAAGATAACAATCTTTTTGTTAGAAAACCTAATGGATTAGAATATGAATTTCAAAACGTTGATAAACCTGAACTAGGTTTTGATTTCGAAGTATTAATATATGATGACATAGAAGTCAAAATCATGAAATGGAACAGGGAAGTTGGTTTTGATATGCAGGAACAAACAGAACTATCCGATGCAGAAAAGGAAATGGTAGAACAGTATATTGAAAACTCGGAACCACCTTTGGGAACAAATCTAAACAATCAAATAATGTCAAGGTTAAATGACCAAGTTGGTGATTATTTGAAAGAAACTATTGATATGCATGGTTTTAGTGATTTAGGTGAGGTTACTTTTGCAGGTAGAGAAGGTTCTAACCACCCGTTTAGGTCTAACGCAAGACGTGTAATGGAATATGGTGATGCAATATACAGTATATTAGACCAAATATGTGCAGAAATCAAAGTAACTCGTGAAGATTCTTTAAAAGAACATGACGAATATGCTATGCATATTCCACAGCCAACTAGATTGCCAGACCACCAACAAGGTTAGTATGGAGATTGTTCACTTAGATGAACCTTTCAAAATACAAACTTTACCCTTAACAAAAGTTTATGTATTAGATGATTGGTTAGCTCAACCATTACATTATCACTATGATGAAAGAATAACTAGTGATAATATATGGAGTAAAACTAATCAAGTAAGTAGTGGTTCTTCAACTGGTTTACCACACCATAGTTTTTGGGGTGCAACATTCTTTAGATATGGACATTCTATGGATAATGATGTTAGAATCGAAGATGTTTGGTTCACAAATTATTTAGATAGAAGATTACAAACTGAATTTGGTTTTAAGTGGGTTAGGTTTCAATATGCAGGTCTAAATAGTCAGACTCAAGGATTAGAGGGAACTACACATCAAGATTGTTCAGAGAGTGACAACTGGAATCTTTCGTTCTTATACTACCCAAATAGGTATTGGAATCCTGCGTGGGGTGGAACATTGAGATTATATGATAAACCTCAAGAAGGATTAGACGGTAGAGAAGAACACATAAAGAATCACCAAATAGGTGAGGTTGAGTTTAAACCAAATAGACTTATTATGTTTGATGGAAGAATACCACATGGTGCAGATGCACCCGACCCAAGTGCAAGATACATGGATAGACGTTCTCTAGTAATTCGTGGAGACGAGGTCAGACTAGAAGAAGAGGGGGAGAATTATCATGCCGATGATAGATTTTCATACATACGATAAAGAAACTTTAAGGAACTTTAAACCAGTTCTTGCAAAAACTGTTTCACCTGATTGGTGGAAAAAGGGAAAGGTCGCAGAGGTTGTAAACGGTCAGGTTAATAAAACTATAAGGTCTTGTCCTGCAATGACTGATTGGTTATCTTCAGGGTATCTTATTCTTGCGAATAGAGACATATATGTAAGAAACGGTGTAACAGATGAAGATTCTGATTCTAAATTTTATCACACTGAAGATACAGTCCATGATGAAATGGAGTCATATGCCTCTCAAACACACCCTAGTATACAAATGCATGATGCATTTAACTATATGTCTACTATGGATGCACCAGTCAAAGATGCATTTAAAATGTCTAATGCATGGTGTATAACGACACCACCAGGCTATTCTTGTTTCTACCTAGACCCATTCTTATTTCAAAATGAATACTTTGCAACATGGCAAGGTATTATTGATACTGATAAGTTTAATACAAATAAAGATAACTCTCAGATAATATTCTATCCTAAAGTAGACCATTCCTTTGTTATAACCAAAGGTACACCTCTTGTACAGATTATTCCATATAAAAGAGAGGAATGGGTTGCAACATATACGGTTAAAGACCATGAGTCTTATATGACTAATCAATCAAAATACACTACAAAACACCCTGATAAAAATATGACTATGACTGAGTTATCTAGGATAGGTTTTGGAGACGAACTGCATAAAGCGGGCCCATATAAGAGAGGAAAGATATGGAGTCCTAAACATAAAGATTGGAAAGAGGACTTAACTGAATGTCCTTTTGACCCTGCAACAGGTGAAATGAAAAAGGACTTTAAAGAAGAACAATTAAAAAGAACAGATTTAAATTGGGACGGACAAGAGTGAATGTACTAAATTTAAATCTTCCTAGATGTCATTTTCATACTTTGATAGAATTAGTAAATTCTGGCCATACGGTTTACAGTAATTGGTCGATTGCAAATGAATATGAATCTTCTCTTGGTATAATCCCATTAACCGAAGAAGAGAATAGGAAGGTTAGTAATTTAGGTGAGTATTCGCCAGAAGGAAGTGACGATATTAATGTTCTAATAAGTCCTACAAAAAAGATAAACACACTTTCATTTATAGAAGGACTTATTGATAAGTACAACATTGATATTCTTCAAGTCTGTATTCCTAATCTATCTTTTTTACATACCTACTTTAAAGATAAGGTTAAGTACATAGGCCCAACAGAAGAATCGGGTCGTCTAGAAACAGATAAATTATTTGCAAAAAATATAGCGAAAGAACTTGGAATAAAGGTTCCTGATATTATTAAACAAGGAAGATATTTAGATGAAGATTATTGTGAGGGACTTACCTTTCCATGTGTAGAAAAAACCTCTCATCTTTGGAGTCCTGCAATAGTTATTAATAGTGAAGATGATATAAAAACCCTTAAAGAGTTAAACCAAAAAGAAGAATTTCCTAGATGTATTAATGCAAATTATTACATAGAAGAATACTTACATGATATGATAGAAACAAATGTATTCTTTGTAATTGCAAATGGAGAATATTCTATAACTCATACTCAAGAAATAATAGGTGAGGGTTTAAACAAAACCGTAATCCCACAAGTATGGTATTTCGACACTTACATAAAACCGTTAAGTCCTTCCATAGATAAGATAGTTAGAAAAGAATCTGAAAAATATTTAGAACATATCGCTAAAATGGGTGGAAGTTGGGAAGGAAGTTTTTGTGGTGCATACACTTCTAAAGGAGAATGGTATTTCTTAGAACTGAATGTAAGACCTGATATATTTAATAGTACACCTACATTTATGACTGGTGATGAATATCTAAAAGGTATGTTTGAAGATGTATCCCTGTTTGGAAAGGCCTGGGAAAATAAAGATTGTAGAAAGTATCTAATTACAAGTGATAATGATAAAAATGAGTACCCTATATATCTACATGATAAGTATAATGTTACTTATCCTAACAATTTGTCTATAAAAAACAACAAATATTATATTAGTTCATATGGTATACACAACAGAAGTGACAGAGGAACAGTTGTTGCAGACCATAACATTCCAAAAGAATTTCTAGAAGAAGTTGAAGAAACAACTGTATGGAAGTTCAACAGAGACCCAAATGGCAGTTAGATTAGTATTTCCAACCTATATGTTTCATAGGAATTTCACGCAGGAAAATTTACCTGAAGATAGGGGTTTTTCTGAGGAATACTGTTTGATGTTGCGAGACGAAATGGATGCAATGAGAAGGAGAGACCCTATAGGAAGACAACTTTCTAACCAATATACTGGTTGGCAATCAAACGATGGTTGTGAAAGAAACCCAACCTTTATGAAGTGTATGAATAGAATAGAACAGTTTTTTATTGACGAAGTAATACCTTTTCATGGACTTAACCCTTCATTGTGTAAGTTAGATATAAACAATTCATGGGCAAACATTAATGATAATGGTGCTTGGAACGCACCACACTTACATAATGGTTGTTGGTATAGTGGTGTTTTTTATGTTCATGCAGACGGTGATGAAGGTAAGGTGTCATTCATTGACACACACCAAAAGGTAGCTGCAGATTTTCCACATAGTATAAGAACACCAACTTCAGATTCATTTGAACCAAGAACAGGTGAGTGTATACTGTTCCCAAGTGGTTTAATGCATATGGTTGAACCCAACCCAACAAACAAAGAAAGATATAGTATTTCTTTTAATACCTCTCTTAGATATGTAAACGATAATGCGAGATATGGTGAAGTTGAGGACTACAATCGTGGAGAGTTTATGTTTGATTTAGATGAAAAAGGAAATCCAATCAGATAGTCTGTTTATCTAAATAGTACTATGGAAATCATAGTAGACGCTCACATTATTTGGAATGTAATTTTAACTTTAGTTCTAGGCCCACTAGGGTTTCTAGTAAGAAACTTACTAGCAGAACAACAAAGATTAGGTATTTTAATCAACAGAACTAGAGAAGAAGTAGCTAAAGATTACGTCACTAGAGAACAAATAGAGAAAGACTTCCAACGACTAATTGATTCTATAGAAAGAATAGACGAAAAAATCGATAGACTCCAATCAAAGACATACTTCCAAGAATAGGTTCCAAAATGGTATAAATAGTAATAGTTAAGATTATTACTACTGGAAAACTATTATGGCATCACCTAATACAAAAGCAACATTCAAAGAATACATTAAACGAGCGTTAGGTGCTCCTGTTGTTGAAATTAACGTAGATGACGACCAATTAGACGATAGGGTCGATGAAGCATTACAATACTTCCGTGAATTTCACTACGATGGGTCTATTAAGTGTTATTTAAAACACCAACTTACTCAAGCAGAGATAGATTCATTTAAGACAAATGAATCACACGCAGCTGCAACAACTGGAACACAAGCAATAGCAAACCAAACTTACGGGGAAGCTAAGAATTATATAACACTACCCGAACACGTTCTTTCGGTTATTAACATATTCCCGTTCCATTCAGGAACCCAATCTAATATGTTTGATATTCAATATCAACTTAGACTAAATGACTTGTGGGATTTAACTTCTACAAGTGTTATGTATTACTCGCAAGTACAATCGCACCTTGCATTATTAAATCAGTTGTTAGTAGGTCAGATACCAATCAGATATAATATGCATTCTAATAGGTTGTATATTGACTATAATGCAGAAAAACTTGCGAAAGACGAGTGGATAATTATAGAATGTTATAGGAAAATAGACCCAACTGATATGACAGATGTCTATAACGATATGTGGTTAAAGAAATATGCAACTGCAAAAGTTAAATATCAATGGGGACAAAATCTTTCTAAATTTGGTGGTATCGCACTGCCAGGTGGAGTGACACTAGATGCAGAACGAATGATGACTGAAGCACAAGAAGAAATCACAAAACTAGAGGAAGAATCAAGGTTAAATTACGAAATGCCTGTTATGGACATGATGGGATAGAGTCATGCCTACTAACGTATTTTTCAATCACGCAGTTAGCACCGAACAACATCTTTACGAAGATTTGGTTGTCGAGGCTTTACGAATGTATGGCCATGAGGTACATTATCTACCTAGACAAGTAATACAAGAAGACACCATATTAGATGAAGACATTCAGTCTAGATTTGGTGATGCATATTCAGTTGAAATGTATATTGAAAATGTAGATGGTTGGGAAGGTGAAGGAGATATGTTGTCTAAGTTTGGTGTTACAGTTAATGATACTGCAACCTTTGTAATATCATTAAGAAGTTGGGAAAGATTTATATCTTTAGATTCTAACCTCGCAACATCATTAAGACCTAATGAAGGTGATTTAATACATATGCCTTTGTCTAATGATATGTTTGAAATTAAATTCGTAGGACATGAGAATCCATTCTATCAAGTTGGTAAACTCTTTGTGTTTAAATTAGAGTGTGAGTTGTACCGATACTCAGGAGAAGATTTCGATACCAATGTTATAGAGATTGATAAGATTGAAGATGAACAAGCATACTACATTGATATGACAATGGCCGCTGGTGGTTCAGGAAATTATGTTGCAAACGAGGACGTTAAATTGAGTGGTGTAGTAGTTGGAGAAGTTGTCTCTTGGAATCCTACAACTAGACAACTTAAAATTAGAGATAACACTAAGACACTTGTGGTCGGAGATACACTTGTCGGTGCAGACGGAAATGCATCGCATACAATCTCAAGTATTGTTGATGTAATGACTATGGGCAATGATAAAACTGCAGATAACTTAGATTTCGAGACTAAGGCAGATAACTACTTAGATTTCTCAGAGACAAACCCATTTGGTGAGGTAACATAATATGATAGAAAAAATAATTTCAGAAGTAATTGGTTGTGACCAAGACTCAATTAAAGATGATTCAGACCTAGTTAAAGATTTAGGTGCAGACTCACTTAATATTGTTGAACTTGTTATGCAACTAGAAGAAGAATATGGTATAGAAATCTATGACGAAGATGCAGAAACACTTCATACAGTTAGACAAGTAAAAGATTATATAGAGGCGAATAAGTAATGTTTGGAACTCATTTTTATCACGAAACTATTAAGAGAAGTGTATCTATCTTTGGTACACTCTTTAATAATATCACGATTAAAAAGACTAAAACAGACGGGACAGTTCTCGCACAACAGATAGTTCCTATATCATATGGCCCAAAAGCAAAGTGGTTAGCGAGACTTAATGAAGATTCTACTGTAGAATTAACTGCAATCAGTCTACCTAGACTTGCATTTGAAATCACTGGATTCACATATGATGCAGATAGACAACAAAATAAACTAATCCGAACAGAAAAAGGTGGACTAAACGCAGATAAATCTAATCGGGGATTCCAGTATGCACCAGCTCCATATACAATAAGTTTTACACTTAGTGTTCTTGCGAAACAAGCTAATGACGGACTTCAAATCGTAGAACAGATACTTCCTTATTTCCAACCTGAATATACGGTGTCTATGAAAATAATAGACGACATGAGTGAAGTAAGAGACGTACCAATAGTACTTACAGGTGTAGAAATGACAGATACCTATGAAGGAGACTTTACAGAAAGAAGGGTTATAGAACATACACTTACCTTTGATATGAAAGTATACTTCTTCGGGCCAATCTATAATGGTAAGATTATTAAGAATGTTATTGAAAGAACATACAGTAATCCTGATGTAACTAAAGGGTTTACAACTACACAAATAAATGAATCAGGACTAGTGAAAGAAGTTAAACACTACGAACCTGCATTCGGAGAAGTTGCAAACTCACAAAGTTCGGGTACAACAGTGACCTTTGCCAATGCGATAAATAGTTCTATAAGTGTTGGAGATGAAGTATTCGATACAGGTAATGCAACGAATCCTACAGTTTCTAGTATTGCAAACGATAAGAAGTCTATAGTATTATCAGCTGCAATTACACTTTCGAGACCAACCACACTTAAATTTGTGGGTTCAGTAGACCCTGAAGATACATTCGTGGTTGCAGAAACAGTGAATTTCTATGATGACGGAACGGGTAAAACATACTCAGACAATGTGACAGAAGATGCGAGTTAAATTATGGCAAAAGATATTGATTCTAAATTGGACGAAATCCTAGATATTTCTACCGATATACAAAAAGAAACCAAAGTCGTTAAACTACCTGCCCGTGCAGAGTCGGTTGACAACGATTACAAATATGGTCGTGAAACCCTCTATAACCTCGTAGAACGAGGACAAGATGCAATAGACGGTATATTAGACCTATGTAAAGAGACAGAACACCCTCGTGCGTATGAGGTCGCAGGACAACTTATAAAGACAGTTGGTGATACTGCAGAGAAACTTCTAGACTTACAAAAGAAAGTAAAGGAACTAGAAAACGAAAATCCAAATTTAAAAACACAACACAACCATTTATATGTGGGAAACACTTCGGATTTACAGAAATACTTGAAGAAAAATAAAGACTAATGACTGAAGCAAAAAATGACGGGTATCTAGGTAATACTCTAATTAAAAAAGCTGGAGTAGATATTCAGTATACAGAAGAACAGTTAAGTGAATACATTAAATGTTCTAAAGACCCTATACACTTCATTGAAAATTACACTCAAATTATCTCACTAGACGAAGGTATGATTCCTTTTAAGTTGCGTGGATACCAAGATGAGTTAATAAAACACTATGACGAAAATAGATTTAGTGTGGTTCTCGCAAGTAGACAGTCGGGTAAATCAATAACTTCTTGTGCATATTTAATATGGTACTTACTGTTTCACCCTGAAGTTACTGTTGCTATACTTGCAAACAAGGGTGCA